ACAGTAAGCACATCCTTCGGTGGAACAGGCCTTTCATCAATTGGTTCATCATTACAAATTCTTAGAGTAAACGCGGCAGGAAACGCTTTAGAATTCAGCACACTTGAAGACCTAGGCGATATTGGATCAATCGGTTCAACTTTAACAGCACCGTCAAACGCAGATTTTACAATTCTTACAGCAGGCACAGGAAACATAGTTTTAAATGACATTGGAATCAATGACAATACAATTACTACTAACAGATCAAATGATGATCTTAAAATAAATGCAAGTGGTTCTGGTACAGTTGTATTAGAAAATTTAAAAGTAGGCACCAGCGGTGCCACTGTCACAACAATATTAGATGAAGATGCAATGGGTAGCGATAGTGCAACTTCACTAGCAACTCAACAATCAATCAAAGCATATGTAGACACACAAGACGCCAACATAGCGTCAGACACTTTAACACTTACAAACAAAACTTTTGATGTTGAAGGCACAGGAAATAGTATTTCAAATATTGACGTAGCGGATTTTAAAGCCGCCGCAATAATTGTAGAATCAGAAGGTATTGGATCTAACGATAACGACACCACTTTACCCACATCGGCCGCTGTAAAAAATTACGTCGACACACAAATTACAGCAGAAGATTTAGACTTCAGTGCAGATGACTCAACTGTGTTATCAATAGACTTGGATTCAGAAGTTTTACATTTTGCAGGCGGAAACGGTATAAGCACATCTGTAAGTAACAATACAGTAACACACGCAATAGACACTGGCACAGTTGTAACTTTAGCAGATGCACAAACGCTAACAAACAAAGTATTAACAAGTCCAACAATTAATGCATTTAGTGGTACAGGCAACGGCAGTATAACAGGCACATTAAGCATTGTTACTACAACTACCGACGATTCATTTTTAATTACAACAACAGAAGCCTCAAATAGTGCCGCTCCTGTTATAACATTAAAAAGAAACAGTTCTAGTCCAGCAGATGCTGACTACATAGGTAGAATTAAATTCAAAGGTGAAAATGATGCTGACCAAGAAGTGCAGTATGGATCAATATCAGGAAAAATATTAGATGCTTCAGATGGTACAGAAGACGGTGCAATTGAATTAAATGTTAAAAAAGCAGGTTCAAATGTCATAGCGGCAAGATTAAACAGCGACGAATTAAAATTATTAAATGGCACAACCCTAGATGTAGACGGAGCAGGTACTTTTGCAGGATCAGTTACAGCAACTAGCGTAACAACAAACGACATTGTTTCTAATGGATCAAATGCAGATATCACTATTGATCCTGCAGGTACAGGAAACATTAATTTGACAGCAGGTGCTGATGTTGTTATACCCACATCTATAGGTTTAGTACTGGACGGTGCAGGTGCAGAGAAAATAGAATCAGATGGCACAGACATATCAATCAGCGTAGGAGCAAATGGTGATATAAACATACCAGCAGATATCGGATTAACATTTGGTAATGACGGAGAAAAAATTGAAGGTGATGGTACAGATTTAACTATCACAGGTAACAATATAAAACTTACAGCAACCACTGATGTTATTATTCCTACAAACGTTGGTTTGCATTTTACAGATGCTAACGAAAAAATAGAATCAGATGGTTCAAAAATTACAATCACATCAGGTGGTACAGCATTTGCAATGCCAACAGCAGACGGTACAGACGGCCAAGCACTAATTACAGATGGATCAGGCACATTAAGTTTTGGCACAGTAGGAGCAACTCCAGTTAGTGATGATGGTGCGGCTATTGTTATTACTGACAAACATATTACCTCAGTGGCTCGTACAGTTGATAGTTTTCAAACAACTTTCCAAGACAGTGTATTATACTATGTGGTTTCAAATGATTTTAATGAAGATGCTGTTAACATACAAAAGGTTAGTGTGTGTCACAACGACTCAGCGTCATTTATATCATCCGCAGGTACAATATCTAAAGCATCAACAACAAACATGACAACATTTAGTACTACCGTTGACAACAACATGGTAAGAGTTAAAGCAACAACAACTAACGCAGTTGGAGGCTCGTTGTCATTTTACAAATTTGGATTAGGTGATAACACGGCAACAGGTACAAGCGGAAACGTTATAATTTCACAAAACACAGACGTTGATTCTGCATCAGAATCACTTGTAAGTTTTGCTCATGCAACTTTTAGAGGAGCAAAACTTTTCATTTCAATCAATAACAATGCTAAAACAGAAGTAGGAAACACAGAAGCATTGGTAGTACACGATGGAACTAACGCATTTATATCACAATTTGGTGGATTACAAACTGGAGATAATCCTTTGTTAACACTAACAGCGGCCATAAGTGGCGATAACGTTGTTGTTTCAGCGGCAGGTGGCGAAGCAAACTTAAGAGTAACGATACATGCAATTATGTTGAAAGACACAATGGTATCCAATGATGGCACACACAGTAATTCAGAAGCAATTGCTCCAGTTACTATTAGTTCTGGTAGCACAGCAGTTGACGAGTTGGTTGAATCAACTGCCAACGGTGCTGTATACTATTTGGTCAGTAAAAATGCTACAGAAGGTGCCTATGCTGTAAATGAAGTAATCCTTGCAATGGGCGGTGCTGACATAACTGTGGCAAGTAGTGCTTTTGTAAGCACAAAAGAAACTAATCAATTAACATTTGATGCAGATTTCAAAACTGATGCAGAAAATACAGGTAGATTATTGTGTGCATCCACCTCAGGTGCTAATACAACAGTCAGTGCATACAGAATTAATCTGCTAGCCAAATAAATACATTTATTAATAACAACAATCATGCGGGAGATATAGAACCATGACAACACGTAACTTTAGAGTTAATAATGGATTAGAAGTAGGTGATATAGTAATATCAGCCAACGCTAACACCATTACAGGCGGAGCGACGGCGGCACCAAATGCTGACGGACAGTTCTCAAACAAAAAGTATGTTGATGACCAAATAAACGGAATATCAACAACAGCAATAACATCAGGCACAACAAACATAACATGTTCTGGTACAGCGGCAATAGCCACTATCGGTGGTGCAGTTGAATTGACTATCACTGGTGACGGTGTAAGAGTACACGGAAACTTAACAGTTGACGGTACAGAAACAATTGTAAACACAGCAACATTATCAGTGGAAGACAACATTATTGAAGTAAACAGAAACGTTTCAACTAATGCGGCAACACCAAATATTTCTGGTATACAAGTAAACAGAGGCGCAGGTTCAACAGCAACTGACAAAGCACTTCTTTGGGCTTGGGACGAAACATTTGCAGATGACGGAACAACAATTCACGGTAATGCAGGTGGAGCCTTTACTGCTTTCAAAAGAGAAAGATCAGGTTCACAAACACCATTAGTAGCAGACCTAGTAGACATAAGAGCAAACGTAGTACACGCTTTATCCACATCGGCTCAATACGCGGACGTGGCGGAGCGATTTGCCGCAGATGCTCCTATGGCGGAAGGTGCTGTTGTAATGTTAGGTGGAGCACACGAAATTACAGAAACTGATGCAGATATGGCTGACACAGTATTTGGTGTAATTTCAACAATGCCAGCCTATGCAATGAACACAGGTGCCGGTAACAGCGAATCACATCCTTTTGTAGCAATGACAGGTAGAACTCCAGTAAGAGTAACAGGTCAAGTTAGCAAAGGACAAAGATTGGTATCATCAACTGTAAAAGGTACTGCTAGAGCAGTGTCAAATACAGACTCAATTAATCCTTTCCATGTAATTGGTAGAGCTCTTGAAAACAAGACTACCGATGATATTGGGCTGGTAAATTGTGTGGTGAGAACTAACAACTAATAAGTATCTACACTTCCTAAGTAGTAAAAAAAGGGTGGCTTCGGTCGCCCTTTTTTTTTATAAATATAATCATATATGTTTAAAGTAGGAAAAAATATTCAAATCAATGCAGACACTTGGTTGGAGTTCCAAGGACAAAATGATGCTGGAGAAAACATTAGAATAGGCTCAATCAAAGGTAGCATCAAGGACAACAAAAAAGGTGCAGACCAGAGCGTTATACAGATAATTGGCAGAAAAGACGGACAGCACAAACCTTTATTGACCATTGCCAACAATGCCATCTACGCACATCGTGATGTTCCATTATGCCTGCAAACAGAAGACGGTTATAAGACCTTCTTGTCAGGTGCATCAACTACAAAAAGAAACATAAACCTACCAGACGACAACGGCACACTTATGATAAACAATTCCGGAAAAGTAATGGCAACAGACTTGCCCACTAGCGATCCTAGTAATGCTGGCCAACTTTGGAATGATAACGGTACTGTTAAAATTAGTGCTGGTTAATTAAGTTATTAAATCAAGTATAGTTTGAAGTTTGCCTTTGATTGCTTTATTGTTCAAAGTGTTTCTTAGCCCAGCATGTAAATTTTTTGGCCAGCATTCAAAAGCAGTCCAGCAGTAACCTGAATGTTCTCCGTTAAGTTTAGGCAAAAACTCAGAATCAATTGCTACAACATAAGTGTTAAAATAAAATTTTTGATCATTTGAAGTAAAAAGTTCTAAAGGAATAACTTTCTTAAATTTTGAAATAGCACCCACTTCTTCTGCAATTTCTCTTTTAAGCCCTTCAAAAGCACTTTCTGTATATCTTGCACGACCGCCCACAAGTCCCCAAGTGCCTTTGGTTTTTGGGTCATTTCTTTGTAAAAATAAAAATCGTTTTGTGCTGGTAGCATAGAACAAGGCTCCCGAGCAGATTATGTTTTTTTCCATTTGTATTAATTATTTGGGTAAGAACCGTCAGCGCCTGAACCTGACTGATTTACATCTGTATCTACATTATATTGCGTAGAACCACCTGGTAAAACCATAGTCCATCTGCCAGCAGTGTATATGCCTTCGTAACTTTTTACCCAACTAACACCATTGAATCTGTATTGAATACCTGTGTTGCTGTTTGTGACATAGTGTTGTGTAGAATCTGGATTTGAAGCATCAAACACAACTGACCATTTTGAAGTACTTGAATTGTATTGAATTATATCATTTGGGCTGGCTTCTATATCTCCCCAAGCATTCACTGTTGAGTCTCCAATGTCTTCTGTAATCAAATATCGATCACCGTTATTAGGAGTGCCCGGATCAAAAGTCAACGGATTTATAACCTTAAGAACATTTGTAAGTGAATTAGCAGGAATTGTATCAGTGTCAATATTAAAAAGTAATATTGTTTCGTCTAACGGCGTAGTGCTTATTGTTCCTACAATTTCGTTTCCACCTTCTTGTGTAAGTTTTATTTGACTTGTTCCATTTGTAATTTTGCCATATTGATTCAACAATACATTCCAATTTACTGGAGGACCAAAAGGTTCTAATGGATCAAATGTGCTTGGTTCTTTAGCGCCTGTATAGAATCCGTCACCACCGCTTTTTACATTTGTACCTGTTGAACCAATAAGTCTCAATTGATTTCCTGTCAAAAGTAAATTGAAATTATTAGGTGTAATATAACTTCTAGATATTAAATCTCCATCTATTAATCCTTTTGCAATGCCACCGTCATCGTCATAAATGCTCATGATAATTTTTTGTACAACACCAAGTTTTGAAATTTTAACTGGGGGACTCAACCATATTGGCATACTAAATTTAATACTTGCTACATCTATTTCTGTGTCAGCACCTACTGGTATTGTTCTTGAACTAAATGAAATGTCTGTTAGTTCTACGTAACTTAAACTCGTCCAATCAATGTAGTTGTCTGATTTTTGTATTTCAAAATCGGGATTGAAGAGATACAAAATTTGTTCTAAGATTTGTAATTTTTGATCAGTGTTGGTTGTAAAAATGTCACAGGCAACATTTAACCTAAAAGGAGATGGCATAACTTTCTCAACTGTGTAACCAGCACCTAATTTGTCTGTGTACTCGCCTGTGGCTTCATCATATTGTCTTTCCTTAAGATGTTGTTTTTCTATATGATAAGGATTTTGCATCCTTTCTCTGTCATAATCCAATGAAGTTACATAAGCACTCATTCTTGGTGCATACTGTAAAGCATTCTCAGAATTATTTCTTAAAATATTTGCAACTTGCCTAGTGATGTCTCCATACATCACAGGGATCGCTCTTAATTTTATATTGTTAGAAGCATCTTTGCCAGTCTCAACAGAAAAATTACTTAATATTCTAATGAATTGTGTAAGGAATTTTCTAATTTGTCCTTCGTAAAAATGTAACATTAATTGTCAGCCTTTGGTTTTAAAGCATCTGTTAGTGCTTGTCTTTGTTCAACCGTCAAACCGTTAATCGTAGTTGTGTTTGATTGATTGATAAATTTAGTTTTGTAATTAGCCCTACTATCATTGTTAGTTTTAGTAATTCTCACATTGTCTTCCATTTTGACCCATCTTAATCCGTCAAACCTAAACAATCTATTAGGTAAAAAGTCAGTTCTTAAAAAATAATCACCTTTATCAACACCACTGTTTGGAAAGGAAGTTCCAAAACCAGCAGGGTACCCGTTGGGTGCTACACCGTCTCCGTCTAGATAAAATCCATAGTGTGAAGACGCCGGCGTATCTAGAACAGCATTTACAGGAGTATCTGAACTAATTCTTTGTTCTTCGGTGTTTACATTGTCTGTTCTTATATTTCCTCTTTCGTCTATTGGGGCAACATAATATTGTTTGTAGTTAAAGCCTGCCTTAGGAGAATCTTGCTCAGCCTGTGCAACCACTTGATCGTTTATATCTTTTTCTTTGTTGAATGTACTCATGTAACTAGCCAAAGATCCAGTTGTGTCAGCATCGCCGATTATGTCTCTAAATTCTTGTGAGTCAACTAGACTTTTTAGTTTTACTCTTAAAAGATGTGGCCACCAAGTTTGTGAAAATCCTTCTGCGGCTCTATTGACGTCTTCAACCACATAGTATCTTTTAAGTGCAATTGGTATAGATGCATCTAAACTGTAATCTTCTTTCATGTGAGGAAATTCAATAACATCTCCTGACATAATTTTTCTACCTAGTCTTTCAACACAGTCATTCAAATGTACAGTCAAAAATAGTGTGTCGTTTTGTAAAAACATACCAAACTGACTAAGATTAAAATCAATATCTTGTACATTGTAAATGCCTCTTATTAGATAGATATCATCTGAATATTTTCTATCTCTGTTTTCTAAAAATAGTAGATCTTGAATAGTTCTTTCATTAGTTTCACTAGGTGCGTAGTTGGGTTGAGTGGGAGATGCAAGTCCGTCCTTATTAGTGTCACCCTGTTTGTGCGGTCCTAGGTATTTGTGCAGGTGTAAATCGGTTCCGCCCACCGTGAACATCTCTTTAATGTTCCGATCAAAAAACTTGTAATCGTTGCCTTTTTCTGGCTTAAAAATTGATAGTCGTGGCATAGTTTACATATTTATAGTTAGGACAAAGGTACTAAATATGACTATGTCAGAACTACAAACCATGCAACAAGAAGTGTTTGATTATGTCAAAAACAACCTAGGCGAAGGTATGATCGAGGTTGAACTTGATCCAAAACACTACGAAACTGCACTAGAAAGAGCCATTAACAGATACAGACAAAGATCATCGAACGCGGTAGAAGAATCTTATGCGTTTTTAACTTTACAGAAAAATGAAAACAAATACATTTTACCCGATGAAGTAATCAATGTAAGAAAATTGTTTAGAAGGACAGTAGGATCTAGAACAGAAGGTGGGGAAGGCGGCACACTTTTTGAACCGTTCAATTTGGCCTACACAAACACCTATATGATGAGAGCAGGAGCAACTGGCGGATTAGCAACTTATTATGCTTTTGCAAGTTATCAAGAACTAGTAGGTAAATTATTTGGAAGTTTTATACAATTTCATTATGACAATGCAACTAAACAATTGACTATAACACAACGTCCTAGAGCAGACAACGAAACAATTCTTATGCACACTGATAATTTTAGACCAGACATTACACTTTTAAAAGACATATACAGTAAACCATGGATAAGAGATTACACACTTGCAGTTTCTAAAACTATACTAGGTGAAGCCAGAGGAAAATTCAATACCATTGCAGGACCACAAGGTGGCACAACACTAAACGGTGATGCATTGAAGAATGAAGGACAAGCAGAAATGGAAAGACTAGAAGCAGAAATTGGAAATTTTGCAGAAGGTGGTACTCCACACAGTTTTGTTATAGGTTAATTCTATCTCACATAATATTAAATATAATTGTTAAACAGGCACAAGAAAGGCAACTATCATGGCAAAAAGCAAATACTTCTCAACTCTGTCTAAGTTATCATATAGACAACTCAAGCAATTAACAATAGGATTCGAAATCTTGCTTAAAGCAGGACCAAGTTGGCGAATTACATTTCATATGTTAAACGCTGTAAGAGAAATCAAGAAAGAACTTGAAAAAAGATTACAAAACTGTTAGTATATAAACTTATGTTAATAGGTTTAGTAGGACTAATTGGTTCTGGAAAAGACACTGTGGCCAACAGACTAGTGTCTCACCACGGCTTTATACAAGATTCCTTTGCAAAAAGTTTAAAAGATGCTGTGGGTAATATTTTTGGTTGGGACAGAGAATTGTTGGAGGGTAATACTAAAGAAAGTCGAGCATGGAGAGAACAGCCCGATAAGTTTTGGAGTAAAAAATTTGGACAACCCACAACTCCAAGATGGGTATTACAATATTTTGGTACAGAAGTTTGTAGAGGAAATATGTTAGACTCAATTTGGGTAGATTCTTGCATGGCTAGATACCATGGCAAAAGCACAGTGATTTCCGACACTAGATTTGTAAATGAAATAAAACAAATTAGAGAACAAGGAGGAAAAATTGTTCTAGTAAAACGCACTAAAATGCCAAACAAACAAGAAATGATAGAAGCAGGTGCACACAAATCAGAATGGGATTGGATTGGTGCAGATTATGATTATGTTTTAGAAAACACATCTACTATTGAATCATTGAACAAACAAATTTACGATATGGCTAACTATCTACTTCCAAATCTCCCAGAGACCAACCGAGATTCTGCGTAGATTTTAAACGCTGACAATTAGCACAAATAGTTTTTAAATTATATGCTAATGTGTTATTCCTATTTCCATCAACATGATATACATTCATCTGTACACTATCTACTTGTTTAAATCCACATAATTCACAACGTTTTTTCTTACGATACCCTGCTTTAAACCATTTGGCCGCATATCCAGTTTTTAATTTCTTTTTTTTACGTATGCAACGATCACATTGACTACGCCAATAGATTTTATTGCTTTTCCTATAAGCATACGCTCTTGGTCTTTCTTGGCAATTCTTACACAAGGGTCTTTTCATAAGTGTATTTACGTGCCCTATATAGGTACCTAATTCAACCATAGTTTAGTGGTATTTTACAGCATACACTATAAATAGCAGTAACGAACCTTGCAAGGAGAACAAAACATATGGCAACATTAACTAGTCCAGGAGTAAACGTTTCAGTAATAGATGAAAGTTTCTACGTACCATCAGATGCGGGTACAACTCCACTTATAATAGTAGCATCAGGACAAGACAAAAAGAACGGAGCAGGTGACGGAACAGCGGCTGGTACACAAACAGCAAACGCTAACACGGCATTCTTGATCTCCTCACAAAGAGAATTAACAGAAACATTTGGTGATCCAAAATTTTATACAGATGCATCAGGTGGTGCATTAAATGGTTACGAGCTTAATGAATTTGGCTTACAAGCGGCTTACTCATTCCTTGGAGTGGCTAACAAAGCATTCATTTTAAGAGCTAACGTAAACTCAGATGATTTATTAGGTTCAACATCAGCACCAACAGAAAATCCAAGCGATGGTACTTACTGGCTTGATTTATCAGGTTCAACAGTAGGACTTTTTGAATGGTCAAAAACTAATCAAACATTTACAACAATTACAGCCAAGTTCATAACAGATACAAGTGATCTAGTAGGCAATGTGTCTACAGGTGCACCAAAAACAAGTTATGGTTCAAAAGGCGACTACGCAGTTAACACAACTGCTGTAACAAATCCAATTTACTACAAAAACGATGGCGGTAGTTGGGTACAAGTAGGATCAACTGATTGGCATATTAGTCATCCAACAATTGAAGGAACTGCAACATCAGGAACTTTAGTTAATGGACAAAAAATTGTTATCAATGACGCAACAGTAACTTTATCAGGAACAACGTTTAGTGCTTTAGCAACTTCAATCAACAACGCAAGTATTGAAGGTGTTACAGCGGCAGTAGATGCCACAACAGGCAAAGTAGAAATATACCATAACGGAACAAACTACGGTGATTCAGTAGGAGGTGCAAACACAATTAGAATTGAAAACCACACAGGTGCAATTTTAACCACAACTGGCATCACAGCAGGAACTTACAAAGGTGTAAGTTTTGAACAGAAAGCACACTCAAATGTGCCAACTTTCAAAACAGACGAAGACAACAGACCTAATGGTTCACTATGGTTCAAAACAACTACTCCAAACTCAGGAACAGACATTATTGTAAAATTATACAGTGCAAGTTCATCTAGTTTTTCAACTGTTGACGCACCAGTATATGCAAACAACCACACTGCTATCTTCAACGTAGATCCAAGCAATGGTGGAACTGGAATAACAGCAGGCACACTTTACACACAGTTCAATGTTACAGAACAAAATGCAGTGGATGACGGAGACACAACATTACCAGTAGGTGATTTTCAAGTGTTTAGATATGAAGGTGGAGAAACAATTATTCAATCAAATACAACAGCACCGGCTTTTGTAAAAGGCGAGACTTTTGTACTTGCTGAATCTATAAAAGGACAAGCGGCACTAGTAAGCAAAACAGTAACAGTTGCTGGTCCAGGTGATTCAACAATAGCAGACTCTGAGGACTTTGTGACTGGAATTGCAAATGCTGGCTTTACAAACATTGAAGCAAGAGTAATTCAAACAGGTCAATTAAAAGGCGCAATTGAAATAAAACACAAACTAGGCGGTGAATTTAGAATGTACGATGTTTCAGGAACTCCATTAGCAGATGCAGGCTTTAGTGCCACAAATGCTCACTCATATGGAACATACACTGCAAACAGCACTACATTAATTGACAATTTATATGACGTACCAGCAGGTGCTACAGAAGACTCAACGGCTCTTCCAGCAACTATTGTTGCATCAAACTTTAAACGTCTATCTTATGTTGCATCAACAACAGCACCAACTAATGAACCAAGCAACGGCAAATTATGGTACAACACAAATTTAGATGCTGACATAATGGTACACAATGGTACAACCTTTACAGGATACGCGAACACTTACAGTTCAACAGATCCAAATGGTCCACAGTTTAGTGCTACACAACCAACTACACAATCAGATGGCACTCCATTGGCAAACAATGACTTATGGATTGACACGTCAGATTTAGAAAACTATCCAGCACTTTACAGATACAATACATCTGCAACTTTAAGTTCAACTAACACAGCAAACGGAACCACTGTAACAACAACAGGTGCCGCTTTTGAATTAGTAGACAAAGCAGATCAAACAACAGAAGACGGTATTGTGTTTGCAGATGCTAGATTTCATACTACTGCAGAAAAAAATGCAGACGGAAATACAGGTGCAGGAACAGGATCATCAATTAAAGATCTTTTAAGTGATAACTTTTTAGATCCAGATGCTCCTAATCCAGATCTTTATCCAAAATCAATCTTGTTATTCAACACAAGAAGATCAGGATACAATGTAAAAGAATACAGAAACGATTACGTAACTACAACTTCATACCCAGGTTCAGGTTCAACTGGCTTAGGTAACACAAGAGCTAGTAACGAATCTGTTGCAGGTTACTATCCAGACAGATGGGTAACTAAATCAGCAAACAACAGTGACGGTTCAGGATCTTTTGGAAGAAAAGCACAAAGACAAGTTATCGTAAGTCAACTTAAATCAGAAATAGATACAAACCAAGCAATCAGAGAAGATCAAAGAGGATTTAATGTAATTGCTTGTCCAGGATATCCTGAAGTTATATCTAACATGATAGGCTTAAACACAGACAGAAACAGTACAGCGTTTGTGGTAGGTGACACACCATTTAGACTGGCAGGTACATCCACAGCAGTGAGCAACTGGGCTAACAACTCAGCGGGAGCGGCAGAAGACGGTGAAGACGGATTGACATCAGCAAGTGAATATCTTGGAGTGTTTTATCCATCAGGGCAATCAACAGACAACACTGGAGCATCAATTATTGTTCCACCAAGTCACATGATACTTAGAACTTTAGCCAACAATGACAACATTGGTTTCCCATGGTTTGCACCAGCAGGAACTAGAAGAGGTATTGTTGACAATGCAACTGGCGTAGGATTTATTGATACTACAACAGGAGAATTCCAAACAGTATCATTAACAGAATCATCTAGAGATGCTTTACACACAGCAAAAGTAAATCCAATCACGTTCTTCTCAGGAGCAGGTATTGTAAACTTTGGTAACTTAACTAAAGTTTCAGGATCTAGTTCATTAGATAGAATCAACGTGTCAAGATTGGTTGTGTTTTTAAGAAATCAATTAGATGCAATAGCAAAACCATTTATATTTGAACCAAACGATGAATTAACTAGAAATGAAATCAAACAAGCAGTTGAATCATTCTTGTTAGAACTTGTTGGTCAAAGAGCATTATTTGACTTCTTAGTAGTATGTGATGATACAAACAACACGCCTACTAGAATAGACAGAAATGAACTGTATGTTGATATAGCAATTGAACCTGTGAAATCAGTTGAATTTATCTACATACCATTAAGAATCAAAAACACAGGAGAAATAGCAAAATTAGGGAACTAATTTTTGAATAAATAGGAGAAACATATGGCAATATCAACATTATCAAAATTTACAGTACCTTTAGCAAACGATCAGAGTTCGTCATCACAAGGTTTATTGATGCCAAAACTACAATATCGATTTAGAGTGATATTAGAAAACTTTGGCGTATCAACTCCAAGATCAGAATTAACAAAACAAGTGGTTGATGTTTCAAGACCTAATTTAACTTTTGACAACATTACATTAGATGTTTACAACTCAAAAGTTTACATGGCAGGAAAACACACTTGGGATCCTATAACAATCAATGTAAGAGACGACGTGAACAACGCTGTAACTAAATTGGTTGGTGAACAAGTACAGAAACAATTTGATTTCTTTGAACAAGCAAGTGCTGTATCGGGTATTGACTACAAATTTACTACAAGAGTTGAAATGCTTGATGGTGGTAATGGTGCAACTACACCAAATGTGTTAGAAACATTTGAACTGTATGGTGCATACATTGAGTCAGTAAACTACAACACATTGGCTTACGCTACTTCAGATCCAGCAACAATTACTATGAACATCAGATACGACAATGCTATCCAAACTCCGCAAGGTACAGGAATAGGCACAGCAGTAACTAGAACCATTGGAACTCTAGCAACTGGTGGCGGTATCTAATAAAAATTAACATTTGTAAAGTAAAAAGAGCGCCTTTTACGGCGCTTTTTTTATGGCGGTAAATACAGTTATGCCAAGTATTAACAATTTTTTAAATGCATTTTCAAACGGTCTACCAGGCATGAAAGATTATCGTCATGCTTCACGTTTGTATCTAGACGACAATTCAAAATTAATGCCCAAACAGAAGTTTCTGTTTCATGTGGTTTTTGACATTGACAATGACATTCCAATAAGACCGTTTACAACAAACGAAAAAATAGAATTGAACATGTTAGTTAGACAGGCCGACCTTCCCAAATACAACATGAACATTGAAGAAAAACAACAGTACAATAAAAAAACTTATGTTGGAACTAAAATTAGTTACGAACCGGTCAATATTATTTTTCATGATGATCATGCTGACACAGTCAATGCTTTTTGGAAGGCATATTATGAATACAACATCGCAGATTCACTTACAGCTCAAGCAGTTGGACGTGGCTTTAACACTACTGACAACATGTATGATGCAAATCCAAATGTTACTCAATATGGACGTGATGGTTCACAGGCAAGAAAAAAGCCTTTTTTAAAAAATATACAAATATTTGCACTACACAAACAAAGATTTACTTCCTTTACACTTGTGAATCCAGTAATTGGCTCATGGTCACATGATAACCTAGACCAAGCAGATGGACAAGGAATAATGCAAAATGGTATGCAAGTTTTTTATGAAACTGTTTTGTACGGAGCAGGAAGAGTCAATAAGGCCAACATACCAGGATTTGCTACCATACACTATGACTTAGAACCTTCACCTTTATCAGTGCTTGGTGGCGGTACAACAAGTATTTTTGGACCAGGTGGAATAGTGGATGGAATAGGTTCTGTCATAAGTGACATACAAAACAATAACTTTAGTGTGGCAACAATTTTAAGAGGTATTAACACATACAATAACGCCAAAAAAATCAAGGCAAAAGATGCTGTTAAAGAAGAACTAAAAGGCATTGTCAAAGAAGGTGTGCTTGACATAGGCAAACAAGCAGGCACAATAACAAATCCTGTAGGAAACTTTTCTATGGGCAACGCGGCAGTCACAGCAGTGGCGGCAGGAGCCGCGGTAGCCACTGCCAAAGGTTATATAGATTCAAAAAACTCTAACACTACAACAGTAAACACAGTGGCGTCATATGCCGACATACTTTCACCAACAGAAGCAGTAACTCTAATAACAACAAATGATATTGCCAAAGACAAAGTAGCAAGTGCTTTATACTACCAAGCAATAGGATCAAGAAATGGCCAAACCATAGCAGAAAGTGACGTGGCCTACGCGGCTCTCACCAACAATGAAAAAAGTGTTTATCAAGATAGAGCCGTAGCAGAAGTGAATTCATTAGTTGCAGAAGGATATATAAAAATAAACAGAACCACACAAAACGTTAGTATAGTGGCTGAGAAAGCAACAGTATAATGGAATTTTTTACAAACCTACCTCAAAAAATAAAAGACAGTTTACAAAAAACTAAGGACCGTTTAGTTGATGAATCTTACAATTCAAAGTTTGAATTTTCAGCAAATGATCATGACGCTACTATTGGCTTTTTTGTAAAAAGAGGATTTTCAAGACAATCCGCTGAAGACACTGCTTACATAATTTTACAACAGGCCAAAATTGATTCTGTACCAGTAGGTGAAATACTTGATCAACTTACGTATTCTAATCCTGCACAACTTTCAGAACTAGTTTCAACCATACTTAATGCTAACAGATACAAGTCAAGCAGACTAGGTGTAAGAAATACTAGAAAAGTTAAAGATTCTGTATCGAGAAATATAGTAGAATAATGACAATCCCAAGATTTGCAAGAGGAAAGTTCTCCCCAAAGAACGCACAAAAATATGTGGGTCTAAAAACTCCTACATACAGAAGTAGTTGGGAACACAGTTTTATGAGGTTGTGCGATGAACATCCTAATGTTTATCAATGGGCCAGTGAATCAATTAAGATTCCCTATCGTCATCCTTTTACAGGAAAATACACTGTGTATGTTCCAGATTTTTTTATTGTGTACATGGACAAAAACGGAAGAAAACATGCGGAAATGGTCGAAGTCAAACCCAAATCACAAACGTCAATGGAAGCGGCAGGAAAAAGTATGGGCAAAAAGAAACAGGTTGTTATTAATATGGCAAAGTGGGAAGCCGCTAATGCCTATGCAAAACAAAGAAAAATTAGATTTAGGGTCGTTTCAGAAGAACAACTATTTCACAACGGCTCACGTAAGTAAATATACCATGACAAAAAAATTAGAAGACATTTTAAATTTACCAGATGTCAAGGAAGCATTCAAGCAAGTTGACAAAAAAGAACAGGCAAGAAGTAACAAAGATCACACTAGAGAAGTTCAAAAAAATGTTGATCCAAAAACTGCCAAATCATTAGAATCTGCATATGCAGAATTCGACAAAATAGAAAAAGCATTACCAATGGTAAAAGGATTGGGAGAATTGTCCGATCTTGAACTAGACAAATTGGCAGTTGAGGCAGAAGATTCCTACAAAAATTTAATGGATCTAGGCATGAACGTTGACAGCAGATATTCAGGTAGGATTTTTGAAGTGGCCAGCACAATGTTGCGAAATGCCATTGATGCTAAAAGCAGTAAAATTGATAAGAAGTTAAAAATGGTGGAATTACAACTTAAAAAGATGAAAATAGACAAAGACAGTGGCGATGATGTTGCCGAAGCAGTAGACAGTGAGGGCACTATAATTACAGATCGGAATGAATTAATGAAAAAACTAATGAAGAAAGACTAAATACAGCATTATGGGTGATTTCGCAAAATATTTAATAGAATCTGCACAACAATACGATTATCGTATCAAAGTAGCAGGCGAATTAGACAAAGATTTTTCAACAAAATTAGAAACATGTCTTCAAAAATTTGAAGTTGCAAAAATGTCAGCAGGAAAGTCAACTCCAATACAGGAAGCACCATTGGACTTTCCAATGTTCAAAAATACAAACGTAACAATTTACGAATTGACAACAAATTATCCAGTGTCAGCATTTGAAATGCAAAAATATATTGCTGAATATATGAAACTTGCACAAAATCAAGTTGTTGTTAGAAAACCCAATGAGCCAACTGAAGAATATCAAGCAGACATGGCCGACAAAAAAGATGAATCAGAATTCAAATCAGTTTTACAAGATGTAGAGTACAAAGATACTCCAGAAGTTCCAAAAGAAAAAGAGTTTGGTGACAAAGCAAATCAAAGTTTGTTCAAACAATTATTAAAAGACAAAAAAGAAAAAATTGAAGCAGAGAAAAAAGAAACTGCTCAACCACATATGGACAAAGAAGAAAAAGGTACTCCAAGTGCATTAAAGGCCGCACACAAAGGACCTATTAAAGGCAACCCACACCCAGACCCAAAAAGGAAATAATACCATGGACATGATTGACATACTATCAAAATTAAGAGAATATGAAAAAGCAGGACACAATGTTGGTGATGCTGTTAAAAGTACAGAAATGACACAACCTAAAATGGATGAAGTTGGTGGTATGAGTGACGTACATATTGGTGCTCAAGAACACATAGGAAATTATGTTGATGACAACGGCGATCTTAAAATGCCAAAAGCAGATGTAATGAAAGCAATGGCCTCAGAAAAAGTAAAAGCAACTTTTCCACAAAGTTATGAAATAGAAACTGCAATGAAAATGGTTGATGAAAAA